ATGGCGCATATACAAGCCCGTCAGCAAGCAAGTGCTGGACCGCATAGGCTCTGGCCACCTTGTCCATCGCGCCGGGGTTCTCAAGCCTCACCTGCCAATCCTCGTGGGCATACAGCCGCCGCAACTCCTGCTCCAGTGAATGCCCAGCCGCCTTGTTCTCATTGAGGATGATGTCCACCTTATGTGCTTTGGCCAGCTCTACCACCTTCTCGGTCAGCTCGTGGAACTCCACCTTGCCGCGCCAAGCGTAGACCATCATGATCCGTGGCACGTCTTCGGTCTCCACACGTGCAAAGCTGGAACTAACGCGGCCACCCGGCCCTTGAATAGCCGAAACGCCAGACGGCTCCTCAAAGATGCCCCAAATGGTTATGGCGCTAAAGTCATTCTCTTGCTTTGTCGTGTATGCGGTATCGAGCGACATGATGACGATCGAGAAGGGCGGGTACTTTTCCTCCACCCATGGCTGAAACCATTCACGCTTGATGACACCACCACCGGCAGGCGTGGGACGCTGTTGCAGCTGACCAGCCGCTCCAGTGAGAAGCGTGGCCTCCAGTATCTTTACTTCATTCTCACCAAACCGGTCTTCCCACAGCAGCTCACCCTCGATCGTGCGCGGATCTTCCCAGCCGATGACGGTCATGTACTTGCGCTCTGGCTCAAACCGCATGGGCAGCACCAAGTGGCACCAGTCGCCTACGTCACGCGACAGGATGTGGCCGGTGATGTCTCGCTCACTGAGACGCTGCTGGATCACCACGCGGCAGCCAGTCTTTGGGTTGTTCAAACGGGTTGACCATGCATTGTCGAACCAGTCGGTTGTCGTCTCCAAGATCGCGTCCGAGTTTGCCTCAAGCGCATTGTTCGGGTCATCGAGCAGAAGGAAGTCACCACCGAAACCCGTTGTCGATGCGCCCACCGATGTTGCAATGCGAGATCCACCGAGCGAGTTTTCAAAGCGCTGCTTGGCGTTAACATCACCTGTTAGTTTAATATGTGGGTATAAGTCATTGTATTGCTTAGAAGAAATCAATCGGCGGCACTTCACGCTGTCCTGCAATGACAGGTTCAAACCGTAAGACGCACACAGAAACTGAACGCCCGGCCCCGATGTCGGCGTGATCTCACGTTGCGCCCACACCCATGCAGGAAAGAACGTCATACAAATCAATGACTTAGAGAAACGCGGCGGAATGTTGATGATCAAGTTTCGGATGCCAGTGCCATCGACCATCGAGGTCAGATGCTCACACACCGCTTGGATGGCAAAGCCGCCTTCAACGAACTCAGCCGAATCAACCACCGGCCAGAAGTAGCGCATGAAGCTATAGAGATCATCTTGCAGCTGGAACGCTCGGAACTGCCTCAGCGTTTCCTTTGCGTCAATAGGTGCAGCGCTACCCGTAATGCGCTCAATGCCCGGTAGAAGAACACCCGTTGGAATTGTTTCACGTGAAACATTTTGCTTACTCTTCGTCATCTGGCGCTTCTTGGGCCTCTATTGCCAGTGTCAAAGCCTCTTGGATCTGCGCCATTGCTTCGGGCGCTAATGTAGCAGGATCAATGACTTGCATGTTAATCTGCACCGGACCATCGCCAGACGGACCAGTGAGAGCCATCTTCTGCTCAGAGTATTTCTTGGGCGACATGCGGCCAGCCAACCACTTGCGCGTGTCAATTTTGAGCCGAGCAGCCGTGATCGCCTCGTTGCTTTCGTACTCAGCATCAGCAATCGCAAGCATATCATCGACCAGCGAATCAGCATGAGCTTCCCGCGCACGTGCGTATTGGTCGCGGAAATTTTGATGTGCTACCAACCATCTAAACACAGTCGCACGGTCCGGCATATGCGAACCGAGCACGATCGACCGCAGTGATTCGCCTCCAGAGATCCTCACACAGATCTCGTCAGCAATCTCCTGCGTGAATGAACTTGGTCTGCCTCTGCCTTGCTTAGTCATCTTTGCGCCTATGTCCGTAATCTTTGCCGTAAAGCCCATGATTGAACGCCGGGCGTGTGGTTGTCATATGTTCCTTCTCACGTGCATCACGTTTACGGATCTCATCCCACTTCTCCAGCGTTAGTCTGGCTTCTTGCCGTTTTGCGTGGTCAATATCTAAATCCTCTTCGCTAAGTGGCTTTACAGGATACTTTCTCCCGGTAATTCCTTCATACAATGCGGCCCGTTTAATAAATTCGGGCGGCATCCAGTTCTGATCAAGTACCCAAGCCTTCATATCGTTGTATTGGGCATGATCTGCAAGTGTTATGCGTGGAATACCGAGTGGATGTGCCATTACTCACTCCAATGGCTGTAATTGTATTGTGAATTGTTCTTTTTCCATTCGGTCCAATATGCAATGTCTTTGGCATTGATTGGTCCGCGATGATCTAGCATGCGTAAATGGTTCTTAAGCATTGCCTCTGGCATTTCAGAAACAGTCATGCCGTTTTCTCTGTAATCTTTGAGCACGTATGCTTTTTGTTCATCTGTTGCGGTTTCTAATTGTGTCGCAGCAAATGAGATTTCTTCCTGCACAAGGATTTTGAAGTCTATAAAATAAGTGCCGTCATCCTTGAACAAATTATTAAACCGGCCAAGAAATGCCCTATACTTTCCATTGCCACCTCCGATGCTTCTATAAAACGCACAGGGCGTGTCACGGAAGCTGGTGGACTTCTCTAATGGCACATAAAGCACCTCAAAGTTTGTCTTTGGATGTTCTATAGCTTTCAGTGCCACTCCATCCGCATTCTTGTGGGCTATGGCAGGCAAAGTTGACGCGGCCAGTACTGACCCCGCTCCAAGCAAAAGTTGCCGTTTGTTGATCATTTAGCGTTCTCCATTTGTTTCACGTGAAACATTATTGCCGATGTCTTCGTAATCTTTAAACCATTCCATATCCACCGCAGTCCATCCGTCGATCTTCTGTGGCTTCTCATAGTACCGAATATTGCCCGTCTTGTCGTCAAAATAAGCATATTTTAGCGTAAATGCATGCCCATTGAGCCGATTTAGTGCTTGCCCACGATATGGCGGGTACAACTCAAACTCGTCATGCACAAAGCCCGGATCGTAAAACCGCCCACGAAGGGCACCCAGTCCCATGATGACAAAAGACTTGTCTTGTTTGAGATGGTCAGTGCTATCGACATGATTGAAGCGCCATTCACGCTTGAAGGCGTTCCAAGATTGTTTAAGCCGTAGCCATTGCCGTTTGATGAACTTAAACATTTGGCCCCTTTAAGCTCGAATTGTCTAACATGATGAACATTTTACACCAATTTGGCCGTTTTGTCTGTCTGGCCAGACGTTTTGCACATCGTCACCTTGTCTTGCCGCGCAGGACGGGCCACCCCACCCCACCCCACCTACTAGTATATACTATGTAGTACAATGATCAGTGGTGAACCAGAGAATTGGAGGCAAAGGGAGACCATCCCCGCTAAAAAGCAGGGCGGTCCCCTCAACCTGTATGATCAGCGGAGCCACCGTCGAACAGGAGGGCCGATGAGCAGGAATAGCCTCACCAGCAGACGCGCTACTTCACGCAGGTACTATCCCACCTACGATGCTCACGGTTCGCGCCCTAGGGCTCCGCTTGAGGTTTGAGCATAATCCCACAGTACCTCATTCCCACGTTAGGTGCGCTGCCGGATACCGACCGCCGGATGTTCCCGTTTTACCTAACGGTGACCGTTCCAGTGCTGAGAATTGGGGACAATGAGAACTTGCTACAAATCATTATTGATTGTATATGTTCACCACTGACCGTCTCCGTGCAAAAGAACTTGGTCAGTAGCCCCGGTTTGAGCAAGTCTCGCCGGGGCTTCTACTTTTCAGTCATATCAGTCGAATCACTTGGTATCAATCCCAACCAAGCGCTTGAACGCCTCAATCAGCGCAAACTCAATGAGCGCGTCCCGCTCTTCCTTCGTCAATTCAAGCTCCAAAATAACACCGCCATCTGGCTGATCAATGATCTGTAAGATTTCCATGCTTCTTCTCCTGTTTGATTAAATTGTCCTCAATCATGCAAGTTCCTTCGTATATGATCTTCTGCAACCGCAAAAACAGTTCTTTCTCTTCTGGGGTAGCATTACGATTCATGTTCAACGCTTCTTCAGACATCTTGTATTCATACTTTGGACGTTCACCTTTGCCGTCCCAGTCAAACTGATTCGCCATCTTCATCCTCCTCTGGCCCAAGACGTTTCATAATCGCCCGCGCCATAGTTAACCGCCCATCTTGTCGGCCTAAAAAATAAGCTTCAGTGATAGCTTTCTCTGTCAAACCATGTTCTTCAATGAAATAGTTTGGCACATTGTCTTGCGCCTTCTTCAGTTTTGGGCTTATGAACCACGCTTTAACGCATATCTGCCGTATGTCGCGCTTCAGCCATTTGATCTGCATCCTTGCCTTTTCAAGATCCGTTGCGCCGACCATCACCAATCCTCTTTAATATATTGCCATATCATCATTGAAAGATGTAACATTGCAAGCGTTGTACAGACAAACGCGGCAGTCAGCCAAATAAAGAAAAGAACACCAAGAAATTCAACCATCACTCTTTCTCCCCTAGTGCATTGGTTAGTATACGCTCCCAAATTTTGCAGCTGTCTAATGCACCTTCTAAAGTTGCTTCTAAAACCGCCACACGCTCCCGCAACCGCTCAATCTCGTCAGCGGCTTCATCAAGCCTCATTGCGATCCGTAAAGTAGGCGAATGTCCGCGTAACCATTTGACAATGTCAGTCATTTTACCTCTCCAAAAACCTGCTCAACAACAGCCTTTGTTTCTTCAGTCATGTAAAACCATTCAGCTCGTGCAACATAGCCACTGACCTCTCGCAATGCATCCTGCAACTTTTGAGTTTCATCCGTCCAAGATTCACTGATTCGATGATCTAACTCAGTTGATCTTTGCCAAATACCTTTGAATAAATCCCGCTCATTCTGCAGCCGTTCAATTTCAACTTTCGCATTAGAAACATTTTCGATCCATTTGGCCTCTCGTTTATAAGCAGCTATTGTTTTGCCCTTTTGATCTTTAAGATCTTCTCGTAGCTGTTCAATTTCTTCAGCGGCTAAATTAATGATCGGCTCTTGGTGCCATTCAACATTTAAATTTTTTAACAGTTCAACAATGTCCATGTTTAGCCTCGTTTGGTTGTTAATCTTTGGGTGGTGTATAGTATTCTAACGCCATTTCTAATGCTTTGCGCCGCTGATCAAGCAACATGTAGTCTAAGTATGGGCGGAAACTGAACACATTGACAGGATTGCCGCATTCAATGTTCTCCATGTCCTTTTCGACATACTCCAGATGCTGTTCAAGTTGAGAGCGCACGAGCTCCTCGACCAGATCCGGGTTGTTCAATACCAATGCTTTGATAATTTCTTCGTTCGTCATGTTTAGCTCCATTTGGTTATATGTTAGTGCGTATCTGTTAGCTTTAAGTTGCCCCATTTGATCTGTTGCACCATTGGCATATAGCGCAGGTAGAACTCTGGGTGATCGCTGTTAGCTTCGCAAAGTTTCCGGGCCAGCGCAATCATCTCTGGATCGTAAACGTCTTTGGCATACAGCCTCTCGTCAAGAATGACCTTGGCCGTTTTGTTGTCTCGCAATAATAGTTCGTTGTCGTCCAACATATGCCCAACCATCCGATCAGTGCTGGGCGTTAGACCCGCTTGTGCATGCACACACATAAATCACCTTGTGTTTGATTACTATACCAAGAAAGTATTGCATTGCCAATCATTTGCGGGATTTGCGGGACGACCGCGTTTCCCAATGCTCTAAGACGGTGTGCCCTATGGGGAACCCCATCAGCCACTCGACCCACATTGGGTTCAATGTCCCACCAACCGCATTGGGTAGCGTATCCGCTGGGTTGCCTTTGCGTTCCTGTCTCCCCGCTCCACTCATGCCTTTGTAATCCCTCGCCGCCGGTGTTGGCCATAGCTTCACTACTGTTGCTAATCCATCCCCGCTTGTTTTGCTTAATCCTTTGCGGTTGTAATTCCCATTCACTGTTGGGGTAGGCCACAATCCAGATCCTGTCGCGGCGGTGAGGTGCGCCAACGGCGGAAGCGGGTATACAGTGCCACTCCGCATCATACCCGATCTCAGCGAGTGACCGGAGCACTTGGTCCAATCCTCTACTGCGAAGGGCTGAGACGTTTTCCGCGATGATGACTTTCGGCTTGATTTCTTCAATGAGCCTGTGGAACTCGAACCAAAGGCCGCTGCGTTCTCCGGCAAGTCCTGCTCCTTTCCCGGCAAGGCTGATGTCTTGGCACGGGAATCCTCCGCAGATGACATCCACGGAAATTCCATCTGTATCAAGTCGTTCTTTGGTAAGTGTTTTGACATCTTCATATACCGGTACAGTAGGCCAATGTTTTTTAAGGACGGCAACAGGATACGGTTCTATTTCGCAAAAAGCCACTGTTTTAAAACCACCAGTCGCCTCAAGCCCCAATGAAAACCCACCAATGCCACTAAACAAGTCTAATACTTTAAGCATGCGCGACCGCCCATATGAACAACAACACTATAAACAGCCACACAAGCTCTTCCATCAGCCGAAGTCTTTAGTCACGGCCATCATGCGGAGGTTTTCAGCCAACCACAGCATGTCACCATTGGTCACATTGACCGCAGTGCCCTTGACACCATCGGGGCAGTCAAACAGCAGGATAAAGCCTGTCGCATCTTTACAGTGGTCACCATCGGCGCATTCACGCACAATGTCGGCAAGGTTACCGTATTTACCAGCTGAGGTGTTACGGCCAAATTTGAAGTTGATTACATTGTCAGTCATTCTGATTCCTTCAGTGGTGGATGCGGTGATGGTTGCCAAAGGATTGCATGTATAGGTTCCGAACAGCAACCACATCCGTTTTGTTTTGGCCAAAATTTATTGGGGCCAATTTCGACGAACCAAACTTCTTTGCCATCCCAAACAAGTGCCTCACCTTCGGTTGGTGCGGTGTCGATTGGTCTCCATCCGTGTTGGCATGAGATGCTATCTGCACCAGCTTTAGCCATTTTCATACGCTCAAGTTCGGACAACCCAATTCTCGGCATCACGTTCCTCCATCATCCCATCAGCAAATGCATATGCATGATGTTCCCACATGCCTTTTTTGCAGCCATGTTCATCTACAAATTTATTAGCCAACTTTGAGTTAGCTAACAAACCAGTCAGTGCTGCCATTGCAAACTGATCCCGTAAGGATGGCTGCTCCCTACGCAACTCGGCATTTTCTATTTCAAGGTCATTGATACGGTTCTTAACTAGTTTGGTCATTTTATTTAACACCTTTTGTTTGTAAGGATGCGGGTCTTCGTTGTTACACGCGCTCATAATAATTACTCTGGCGGTGTTGCCCGACACACCAAACTTTGCCCCTATTTGTCCAAAGGTCAAAGCTTTCTTGCGTAGGGCAACCATTTCCATCCGCCGGACAAATTGTTCATCACGACTGGACTTCATCGGGGCCATGTTATGATGCCTTCCTCGGACGGCCACGGCCACGCTTTACGATGATGCCCCGCTCCAAGAAAATCTTGTAGGCAGCGTTCAATGAATAAAGCTTGGTAGGACCGGTAGGACGACCACGACCACGTGCAGGCGCATCAAACGACAAGGGCAACTGCTCAATTTTCACAGTATTCCGTGCGGTTGGTTGTTCACCATCGTGGATGTCAACATGGCGATGACGGGCCGTAGCTTTCGACGACTTGATGTTGCTAATCTGACTAGCAAGTGCGTTAAGCCGTTGATTTAAGTAGGAAAGTTGTTCTGCAAGATCGCTGTTATGCATAGATAAAACCTCATGTGGGTGTTGACTACACTTCCCACATAAATGATTTTATTCAGCCGTCAAGAAATATTTTATTTTTTACTGATCGTAGATCAGCTCTGGTGGACTGTACCAATTGTGATCCCACACATACCAGCTAAAAGAATGCCGAGGCGCGTTGATGTCATCCTTAAACCACTTAGGACGGCGTGTAAGCACGATCTTGAGCCTAAACGGCATCTCCATAAATAGATCCCGCCGGGTATAGGCACAGTCCCATTCATTACGAAGGAGCATGGCCACCTTTTGGCCCGGCCCAGTGATTGCCAGTGCATGCCGAACGAACTGCACCGAGCACTCATATGGAGGATTGGTTACGATGTCGAAGTGCTTTTGCGTGGATTTGACATGAAAGAAGTCTGTCTGTGCACAAGGCTGATAATCACGCACCACAAGGTCATGGCAGATGGTCTGGTGGTTATGTAGCTCTAGCACCCGTGCAATGGCTCCACGGCCTGCTGCTGGCTCATATATGATCTTTTGGAACACAACATGGCGCAACAGCACCTCGGTGCACCATGCCGGTGTTTCGTATAGGTCGTGCTCGACACGCTCATAGCCAGAGGTGCCGAGCATCGCTTTGTCGGTTTTGTTATTGTGCATCCCGTCCTGCCCGAAGCGCCTCTACACCCGCCATAGCAGCGGTGGCGATGTCGGTCAACATTGCAATTCGGGAATCAATGTCCAGATTTTCATGGAAAGAATCATCAAACTCTAACGATGTAGTGTCGCCATCATTCCAGACACCGGCATAAAGTTTCCAGTCGCCATAGACTGATTCGTCGTCTTCATCGGTGTCTTCATCTTCCTCGATGTCACTAAAATCGTAGTAATTTTCGATGTCTTCGTCGGTTTCTTCTTCATCGGCATCCTCAAGAGCACTCTGGAAGCCGTCAAGTTCTTCTTGCAGATCCTCGATCCACTGCCCTACAAGTTTAGCAGCGGCCTCGATGTCCGTATCGTCGAAGGCTTCCTTAACCAAAACATAGCCAGTGTCTTCCGGTCCAGCATATAATACGCCGAGAACGGTCAGCTGGTCAGCTTCATATGGGGAAAAAGTGATGAAACGATCATTTACGTCTGACACGGCAGCCTCCAAGGTTGATGAGAAGTGTCCCACTATAACCCAGATGGTGGCCCATTTGATACCCCCGCAAGACGATTTGCACGGCGACTGCGACTGGCTGAAATATGTTTGTCACAATCAAATTTTTTTGCACGAGAAGGCTGGCTGGGTGGTTGTAAACGACCTAAGTGGTTGTAGACACGGTGTTTTTTCTGTACTGATGAAATGGGATAAAAAGTCAAAAACAAGTTGACAACCGTCAACAGATGTGGGATAAAGGGTCATCAAACGGGGCAACCCACCAAACGGAGGCTAACATGTCATACGATTTCACATACGACTTCGCAGTAGAAACCACCCTCGGCATGGCTGAAGGCACTGCTAGTGTTGACTATTATGTTTCTGGCGATGAACTGTTCATTAAAAATGTTTCAGATTTTGTAGGCAAACTGCATGACGAAGAAGGCGATGTCATTTGTGATTTCAAAACACAGAAACATCACGTGTTGGGCGGTGAGCTGTACAAAAAATTGTACAAGGACATCGTATTCTGTGCAATGCTTGATAATAGAGATTGATATGAAACAGATCAAAACCGTTGATGTTACATGCCAATCCATCATGCGTACAAAGCACTTCGTGCGTGGGTTCAAAGAGGTCAAAGCTGGCAAACCATTTGACTACGACTTTTGCCCCGAAAATTCCAATGACCTTTGGGCGTATGAACGTGGCCGGTTGTTTGCTGTAGTGTATGACGGCCCAGTCAAATCGGGCAACCGCTTGCTGCAATCTGCCGTAAACGCATTTGGGTTAGCCTACTGGAACAAATCAATCATTTAAGGAGACAAAAATGCCTAACTTCAAAGAAAAATTAAACGCATGGCCAATTGATGAAGGGTTTTTGGCTGATGTGCGCAAATACATTTTGCAACTGGAAAGCGCCCTTGAAGACTGTCGAGATTACTTTGATGATAGAGCAGAACTTGTGGAGGTCGATGAAGATGGCCATAACATCTACAATGAAGAAATGTATCTATGGGACTTATGTCAACGCACACTTAAAGGTGGTAAATGAAACTCAATCTTCCTCCTCGCATGGCCCCGACAAGGGATCACTTCACTGTATTTCGGGAAAAAGAAAGCGAGATTTGGCTAGCTGTCCGTGGCCCGTATGAAACATTCTGGAACTTTGTGGGGTCGGGGTGGACACCTACCGAGGCGATCGAGAGATTGCAAAAGAAAGAAGTCACCCAATACGTTGAAGAAGAGCCTATCATCCCAATTTTACCCCAACCAAAGGACTAAACCATGAGTATTGCAATTGACGTTGCCTTTGACCGTCTCCGTGATCACGTTACCACTCAGCTAGAGGGGCACGGCCCAGAGGCTGTTAAACATAAAGATAGCTATATGTTGGGCTATCAAACCTCGTTTCTATCGTCGTTCATCCGGGATCTTCCCATTCAGTACCAAGATAGGTTTTTGCATGCAGTATCGGAAAGGACGGGCTATAAAGAAGCCCAATCAGAGCTCGATCGTATTGAGAAATCCATACGCGCAGAGCTTGATGCACTCGATCTTTCACCAGAGGATCGTTAAGCCCAAGAAAGGGCGTGGATCTTACCAACGGTCTAGGGTTACGACCCCAGACCATTTTTTTAAAAATATTTGTCAAATGCCAGTTGACTTCGGTCAACACATATGAGATAAACAATCATCGCAACGGGCAATAGCCCATCTTAACAGGAGCCTACCATGATCGACATCAACAACCTCCCCGCCGCTGCCGACCTCAGCGATGCAGAACTGGCCGACACCATTGGCCGCCTCGACTTTTTCGCAAACGCCATTGACGACCAGCTTAAGGCATACAAAGATGCCGCCAAGGTCCGCATCAATGGTGCTGGCAAGATCTCTGGTAACTCTTACGACATCGTTGTTCGCTCTGATGTTGCTTGGACGATCAACACCAAGTTGCTCAAGGATACCTACGGCGAAGCTTGGTACACCAAACACTCCAAGCAGTCGGTGCGTGTCACCCTAAACGTCAAGCCAAACAAAGCTCTTGCATCAGCATAACAACAAGGGGGCTTCGGCCCCCTAACCGCATAAGGAATTGAAATGTACCGACAAATTGCAATGCATGATTACGAACTGGCCTTCAATACCGGCACACAGGTGGCAGCTCTTATCCATCTGTTGGCTGATGAAGACGTAATCCACGTGGAGCGGCATGATCTGATGGACATCCTCCGTAATTACGGGCGCAAGCCGCCTAAGGATAAGTACTGCGATATGCTGCTGTGGCGTACCCGCAAGGTGCTTAAACCACATGGCATTGAAATCTTAGCCGTCACAAGTGGGCAGGGCCGTGTCCTGTACATGACTGATGAAATGAAGAAACGGGTACGGGTATTTGTCACCCGCGTATGTACCCAAACTTGGAGTAAAAGCGATGAAACACATACAGTCGCTGCTTAATGACGATCAGTTTGAATGCTTCCAGCTTGATCCGTCTGTGTGCGAAGGCGAATGCGCTTGCAAGATCGAATTGCAACGCCGGGCCAAGGTAGAGCTGAATGCCATGCTGGACGCTCTCACTTGGTACGCCAAGCCCCGCATTTACGAAACTGGTGCGATCGACCTCGATGAAGGCCACCGTGCCCGTACGACCCTTAAAACCCTCGTAGCCTAAAGGACAGCCAAAATGGAAGACCAAAATATTACTCAACATGTGGATGAAGCATTCGCCATCGCTATCAAGATTGGGGAGCTTGTCCAACACAGAACCATTGGCGTAGGTGTTATGGCCCTGCAATCATCACTGAAGGCGATACTGCTACGTGCTGACCCTAAAGATCGCTCGACCATGTATGTCGCCATCATGATGTTTTTGGCTGCTGATCTGCACGAAGATGACGAAGATACCGATCACTCAATTCACTAAAGGTGCCAAATGGGAACTTGGAATTATCGTGTTATCAAACATCAACCCGAAAAAGGTCACGTGTATTATGCGGTCCATGAGGTTTACTACAATGACGATAGATCTATGAATGGCCATACCGAGAATGCCATTTGGCCAGTAGGTGAGACGATTGAGGAATTGCGGTCAGACATCAACCGCATGCTCCTCGCACTGGATCGTCCAGTCATTGAGGTGAACGACTAAATGCAGTCAATGCAGTGTTCGGCACGAGGGAATACACGTTGTCGTTAATGACAGCCACTTCGTGCCGGACAACATCAACCTTCACGTACCAAAGCCCGTCAGTAAAGCAAAACACAACAAAGTACGGGTTCTCAGTAACTTGATAAAGTTCATGGGCTTCTTTCACGCAACGTAATGGGATGTGGCTGAAGTCGTTTATATCAAACTCATGCTCCAAAATAATGACATCAAGCCAGATCTTTAACTTGCTATCTCGGTGCAAGGCATAACCGACAGTAAACGGGTGCCGCATCTTTACAGCTTGGCATAGCCACTTCTTAGCCACCAGATCAGCTGTTGCGTCTTGGTTCATGATCATGAGCAGTCTTTCCTTATCTTCCTTGTTCTTAAATATGCTTTTGAAGCGGGTAGTCGTTCCAGTCGGTCCCCGCCACTCTGGGGATGAGAACTGCCACTTTGATGCCCGTTTTTTTGATTCGGTGGGCGAGTTGGTACGCTGCCGCTTGGCCCGTGTAGCTTTCATCATTGTCACCAAAAATTGTTAACTCGGTTACATTGCCCGGCGGCCTAAACTCCACCATGTTGTTTGCATTGAGCAGAGACCATGTGGGTATGCCAAACTGCTTATAGGCTGACAGCGCCGTCTCCAAGCCCTCAGCAACGCCCAGAACGCCGTCTAATGGTTGGTGCAGTCTGATTGCCGAACCAGCAGGAAATACGCCGCGCATAAGCTTCCTATGCGTTTTAGCGCCATCGCTATTCAAATAGGTGCGGTGTATCTGGCAGCCGTTGCCCTTTTGATCAGCCACCTTGCACAACAGAATTGTAAACCCGTCTTCCTCAACATATCGCATGATCTGATCATTGTTGTAGTGGACTTTACGATGATGCAAGTATCCCATGATGAGTGGTGATAAAGATGCAGGCTTTGACCGCTTCCACAACTCAACCATTCTGTAATGCAAATCTTCTTCGCTTGCTTTGTCAGCCTTGTCTGCCTTGGATGTTATTTTGTAGTGATTGATTGCATCCTCAACTGCCTTAGCTGCATCATGATATGTCATGCTGTGTTTTTTCATAATCAAGGTGAAACCTTCACCGCTTCCGCATGCTGCACAAAAGTAGCTGCCGTATCCGTCTTTGTTGTCAAAACGAAACCGATCGGTACCTCCGCATAGTGGGCATGGACCGTGCCGGTTACGTAAAAACTCTGGCGCAATGTCAAAGCGTGGCAGGATCTCGTGCCACTTATGCCTTGCTAGATCTCTTGCTTTCATTTGACTTCCTTTTTGCATAGGCTATCTGCCTTGATTTGATGTAGTTAATAGTATCTGCCGAGGCGAAACGCGGTAGTACATCACTATAGTGGTTTGGCCAAACTTTATAGCGTTCCTTAAATAGATGTGCCGCCCAACCTTTTGAGTAGCCACGCGACTGTGCATACCATTTGATTTCAGCGAAAAACTGAGCCTTCTCAGCGCTTGTTGCCTCTCGCCCGGTTGACTTAATCTGACGAAGCTCCCCCTCTTCGGTTTCAATATCATTCGTCGCCACAGCAACAAAGCCGCATGCAGGACACGCTTTAATTTTCGGAGGTCTAAGGTATTTGCACTTGGGGCACTCCTTCGGTAAGGGTTCCTTACGTTCGGCTTTCTGTACATTGCGTTCCCCATCGTCGAGAGAGTGCTTAATTATGTCAGTAACAAAACCAAGACGAGAAGTAGTAGAGCTATGGTCAAGGATAAGGCAATCATCTTTGCCGGGATGCCGTCGAAGTCCTCTCCCGATAATTTGAGTGTAAAGGATTTCGCTTCTTGTTGGACGGCAGAGGATAATGCAACTAACAAACGGAAGATCGACTCCAGTAGTGAGAACACCAACATTACAAACAACATCAAGATCACCATTCCGAAAACGATCGTTGATAGCATCGCGCTCATCAATTTCTGTATATGCATCGACATATTCTGCCCTTACTCCCGCTTCAATAAACTGTTGCTGCATGTGCTTTGCGTGTAAACGATTGACGCAGAAACACAGTGTTGGCCGACCTTCGCCCAGCTTTAGCCACGTATCGACCACATCCGCAATCAAGTCATTGTCATCCATGACCTTGCCTAAGTCGCCCTCGTGATAGTCACCAGCCATAGTTCTGACCGACTTCAAGTTGGGATGGGCAGGCGCATAGGCGACAAAGCCAGACAAGTAGCCATTATCAATCAATTCTTGCGTTGTCGTGCCAATGATGAGTTTTTGGTAAATTTTGCCAAGGCCACGTGCCCAAGGCGTAGCAGACAGACCTATCATCGGTGCCTTGCTCTGCTCCAATATCGAGAAGTAGACCTTATAAATGACGTGACACTCGTCAATGATCCACAGATCAACCTCTGGCAATTCCCGCCGATTAAGCGTCTGGACCGAGGCGATCTGGATAGGTCTGCGCCAGTCGGTGCGCTCATGGGTTGCTTGGATCACGCCAATGTCTTGGTCGGGCAGCCCGTCAGCTATAAACGAATCAACCGTCTGATTGATCAGTGACAAGGCGGGAACGACAAAGCAAATCTTGTTGCCCTTCTCACGGGCCATGCGGATGATGGCACCGGCTACTGCGGTCTTGCCTCCGCCAGTTGGCATCTGCAGAACGACCCGCTTCGACCCAGTGCGGAATGCTTGCTTAAGCTGATCGATCGCCTGTTCTTGGTAATCACGTAACTGTTTCATCGTTTGGCACATTTAAAAAGACCCCAGCACAGGGAGAATATGCTGGGGCCAGTTGGGGAGGAGTTAGCGCAAAACGCTAACACCCTACATCATAATTGATAGCGTCCTCGTGTAAAGCAATTTGTTCTGGCGACAGCAAAGATTTTTTATACTTGCGGTAGCCATGCATGACGGTTGTGTGGTCAAGATCCATGATCCGCCCAATGTGGCTAAAGGATAGGTTCAAGTCATCGTGGGCTTTGGCAAACACCTCTTGCCGAACCCGAACCACGGAATATTTGCGGTTCTTTTCCATGACTTCTGCTGGATCGATGCCGTGCATTGCGGCTACTTCCTTAAGCATTTTGACAAATCTTGACCGAGGCGTATCAATGACGAACACGGTCTCTGGCGCAGTTTTCTCGACTGGCGGAGCTGGCGGTTTAGGTACCCGCAAGCCTGTAGGACCGCTCAGACCATGCAGACGGCGCTTGACACCCTCGTAATGCATTCTCAGTTCGGTAATATAGTCCATTGCGTATTTGCCTCTTCATCAGAATGTTCATAGACATGAATAGTCATTGGGTCACCTTCATCCACCCACTCGGCGGCCAAGGCTCGGCATAGCGAATCATCGGGCACAATCTTGGTTTTGACAAGTAGGTCACTTGTCGCTTTAAGCAGATTATCTAAATCTCGTTTGCGGCGGTCGGGTCTTTTCGCAAGGATATGAATAACATAGTCACCGTTAATCAAGTCTCTTGTTTGCTGTTTTATTAGCCAAGCACACTCTTCAAGCCAGTCCTTATACTTTTGGCTTTTGAACGTCCTGCCCTTCCCCTGCTGCCAAAGCTGGTTTGCGCTTGGGGCCAGAGGCAATCTTAGAGTAATCATTATCCGTGTACCTTTCCGCCGTTGGGTTGGATTGCGCCCTTATTTGATTGTTCGGCCAAGTCCAGCACTCACCGGTATCATCTTGAAAGCAAACCCACATTAAATGATGATCGAATCCATAATCAATCAAGAAGTGGCACATAGCTTTCCCCTTCGGCGTGAGCAGAGGTAGGGGATTTCGGAGCTCAATGATCATTTTTTACTTGCCAATCATATAAAATACGTCATAACTGCCCCTCCGACCAAAGGAGAGCCAAAATGACTGAACAAGGTATAGCAGCAATTCAACATTTTTTCACGCTCGTTTTTGCCGTCACTGGGGTCTACCCAATCGTGATGGTGATCTCGTCGTGGCTAGCCGGAAAGATCCCACAGTGAAGAATTTTATTCGTATCCGTAACGAAGTTAACACCCTCATTCACCTCTACCCAGAGCTGCTGACCGACAGCCAGTTGAAGTTGGACATGTTGGAAGGCGAGGTAAATTTTGATGACGTGGTTAACGAACTCATCGAAAGCGTCATTGAGGCCGAGGGTATGGCCAAATACATGGGCAAACGATGTGAAGAGTTGAAGGAGCGTCAAGCCCGTTACGAATACAAGGCACGTAATTTGAGGCAAAGCATTTTGCTTTTGCTAGAGGACGCACAGATGAAAAAGTTTGTGGGCACTGAGAAGACAGTGTCTGTAGCGCAGAAACCAGCATCTGTAGTCATTGTTGACGAAAGTCAACTTCCAGAACAATTTCTGCGTGTTAAAAAAGAACCTAATAAAGTTGCGATTAGGGAAGCTCTTGAGCATAATGAGAACGTCCCCGGCGCTCAATTATCAAACGGTGGTACCACCCTACAAATGAGGTAAACTATGTCTAACGCTAAACCAGACCCACAATTCGTCGCTATTCAAATCATTGCCGATGCCTTGCATGAGGTCATGGCTAGAGTGGCTTATGTTCAAAAGGATTCTACAAACAGTTTTCACGGCTACAAGTATGTGTCCGAGGCTAAATTGCTTGATGCTTTGCGCCCAGTATTAGTCGATGTTGGCTTGATTTTCATTCCTACATTTGAGGAAGGAAAGACAGACCTTTCTACTGGTAACACAGACATTGTTATGTCTTACACCCTTATGCATAAGTCTGGTGCTGTATGGCCCGAAAAGATCCGTGTGGCTGGCTGCGGGAATGATAAAAACAAGACTGGCATTGGTGACAAAGGTGTCTATAAGGCCATGACCGGTGCAAACAAATATCTATTTTTCAAGTTGTTTCAGATTGCAACGGGTGACGACCCAGAGGTAGACGCAAACTATCAAGCGCCAGTTGCTAAAAAAATACACAACAGTGAAGATGTGGAAACTTACTTGCAAGGTGAACAATTAAACGTAAATTTAATCACAACAAGTGAAAACTTGGATAAGTGGTGGATAGAATCGGCCGATGACCGTGCTTATTTTGGCATAGTTAAAGACGATGCGAACTACAATAGACTTGTAGAAATGGCTAAAATTCGTCGTAATGAACTGAAGGAAAAGGCAAATGACACAGTACGATAACAACAACTCCGGCGCATTATATAAGAACGACAAGAAGACAAAGGAAAGCCAACCAGATTACACGGGTAAGGCTGAAGTCAATGGTCAAAAGTATCGGGTTTCATCTTGGATCAAAACATCCAAAGCTGGCAACAAATTCATGTCGCTTTCTTTTACTGTAGACAATGGTGAAGGCCGAAAGGCTAAACCCGCACCAGCGGTTGTAGAGATCGACGACAGCATCCCCTTCTAAGGAATTGAAATGACAGACAATGAAATTGATCGGTGGGACGTTATCAGCTTTCGCACCGACAAGCGCGGCATAACAAGACCCTACTTTATCGGCGTGGCATTTGCACCGGCGGCAGAAGACTTCATCAGTGTGAAGTTTGAAGCCCTCCCTCTACCAGACGTTCGCGGTGAGGTGTGGGTGCGCTTGTTCCCCGAAGGCACATATAAAGGAACAAAATTTGACAAAATTGATAACCGATGAAATGGTTGAAGACGCGCTTGAGTACTTAGCCAAGTCATCAGAGCTCATTGCGGCGGCGCGAGCTATGCGCCTCCGTTCTGAATTTGAACGTAAACAAATACGCTCCCGTCTCTTCCTATCAGCTGAGGGAACGGTAGCTTTCAAAGACGCATACAGTGAATCACATCCAGATTATGTTGCGGCATGCAATAAGGAAATCGAGGCAGCAGAACGTGACGAACTTTACCGTTCCGAGCGATCTACGGCTGAGACGATCATTGAGGCATGGCGGACAGAATCATCCAATTTGCGAGCGGGAAATAGTTTTAAATGAGCCCTTATCAAGTCAGTGAGACGCAGAAACTTAGTCTGTTGGAGTGGGTGGCCGATGCCAAGCGTGGGCGGCCCTATCTATACTATACGGGGTTTCTGTGCAGAGACGTTGACCGCCTTAAAGAGGGCAAGTCAAAACTTGTTGCCACTCGCAGTATTGCATGGTCACTTTATGAGAAGGGCTATGTCTTGCTTGTGCAGCAAAAGATTGGGCCCATGAGCTACGAGTACATCGCTGTGAGGACTGGTAAAATCTACAAGTAGGACAACATGCAAATCCATACGCCAAAAGGCATCCAATCGTTAGAATACGAGGCCGATGCCATCACAATATACACTAACAACAGGCCAAACTTTCGCTTTGTTCACACTGATAAGGACACATATTCGGCGATCGACGGCATGCTGGTTGATGAAGAGCTGCGGCTGAAAGCTGTTGTTGAGATTAAGACACGAAACAACATCACGAGCCAAGAGTTTGCGAAACAGTTCAACAATGAGTGGCTGCTATCTTACGACAAAATCACTCGCGGCATGCAAATTGCCGAGTTGTTGAAGACAGCCCTCGTTGGGTTCTTATATTTAACCAAAGACAATACGCTTCATGTGATCACATTGTGGTGCCCCAAGAAAGGCATCGCCACTATGCGCTTGGAACGGACTGCAACGCAGAAAAACACCAACGATCAGACCCAAGTATGGCGCGACAATGCCTACATCAGCATGGAGGCAGCCAGTGTCTATAAAGGTTGACGTGGGGACGACAAAGCGTGGATCTCTGTCTACAAAGCGCAAATTGGCCATTTGGGAGCGCGAGAAGGGCATCTGCATGCTTTGTTCGGTCAAATTGGTGCCCGGCAAGTTCATTTATGAGCACGTCAAGGCGCTAGAATTGGGCGGGGAAGATATTGATAGCAATATCCGGCTAACTTGTGTAAACTGTGCGACAGAAAAGACGAAGGCAGACCACAAGAATGCCGCAGCCGCCAAACGTACCAAAGCATCCACTCTGGGGCTAAAGAAGTCAAAAACACCATTGCCGTTCGGTAAGGTCAGCAAATGGAAACGAAAGCTAGATGGGACAATAGTTCCCCGTTAGGATAGGAATTGAAATTGTTACATGTTGTTGCCGTGTCACTATGTCTTGCGGCTTGTCAGACTGTGCCACAGCCAAAGTTAACGCCGATCCAGCAGGTGATATATGATGAATCAATCCGTGCCGACATTGACCCTGCCATCGTTCTCGGTGTCGCCAGTACTGAGAGCGGCTTTCGGCCCCACGTTATCAGTGAAGGCAACTACGGCCTCATGCAGATTAAACCGGCGACCGCACGTTCTATGGGTCATCGAGGGCCAGCAAATTCGCTGCTACAGGCGGAAACGAACGTCACCTACGGCATTCGTTATCTCAAGCACTGTTACGGCATCTGGGGGGAATGGAAGAGGGCACTTGGGTGCTATAACGGCGCTGCTACAGCCAATAGTGCCTACAGTCGCCGTGTCTTGAGGGAAGCAGACAAGTACCGTTAAATGGCCTTCTTTGCCTCTTTCAAAGCATCAATGATCACTTCGTCGGGCTTGTTGAGCAGAACCTTTGTTTCCAGCTCCTCATCCTTCTTGGCCCGGGCAAAGGCGGCAACCAATTGGTCTGCGATCTTTTCTGCCGATGCGTGGTCTACTTTACCACCCGATGCATGGCCAGACCGAGATTGTTCGGCAACATATGCAGCCGGTGCACCACGTGTTAGTGCACTAGATCCTGCTCCAGCCGCGTAAGCACCTGCGCCATAGAGGCCGGGAAATGATGCCGCAGCATATTGTGGGGCAAACAACATTGTCGGAAATGACAATGAGGACGGTGCCATTAGTCTGAGCTGTTGGCCAGCAATCATAGATCCCAAATCGGGCTCATACGGGCGCAACATGTCAATGATTTTTTTCTTGTCAGCATAAGTGCCGAGCAAACGATCTATAGCTACTTGCTTGTCTGCCTTGCCACCAAGTTTGCCAGTGGCGCTCACTTTTTTTATTTGATCACTCAAATCGCCGTAGTCCATCATGTCTTGCGCATAGCGAGGTGCTGCGTCAACAATGGTTTGACGTATGGCATTGTAGCCATCATTGTATGCCATAGTCGCGCCAGCATTTTTAGCTCTATCTTCAAACTCGGTTTTGAAAGCTTTTTTTAATAAATCAAAGTCACCGGCAGAGTGTGGCACCCCAGTTCCACTACCTCCAGATTGAGTTTGTTTATTAGCCCAATCATTTACAAATTGGCGCATGTCATCAACAAGTTTTGTGCCAGCTGGGTTTATGTTTCTATTGAATTGAGGATCAACAAAATATCTCTGAC